ACAGCATTTGCAGTTAACACATCATATACATCAGATACATAACTTGCTGATATTAATCCACCAGCTACAATATTTGTGCGATTATTTCGTATTACGCCCATTTCATAGTCCTTTTAGTATAAATATAATGATATTAAGAACTTACTACTCTGCCCCGTATATCTTGATTAGGAAATTTTACTTCAAATATACTAGGATCTAGAGATGGATAAATTACTCCGTTTCTAGTAGCGGATGCTAAATCATATACATTACCCGAATAACCTTGATCTGTATCGTATTTATTTTCAAAGTAAACATTAACTACTGACTGTACTCCAGGAATATTTCCTATTAGATTTTGAACTTCAGATTTTATAACCGGTTGATTGATTTGCCAACGATCGACATTAAAATAATTTTTTAATTCACTGATACATTGCAACAAAACTTCATTACTATTATAATTTGATAATACTGATATTTCGAATCTTAATGATATATTAATAATAAATGCGTCTTTTATATTAATAGCATCGGTAAGCATTCTATAATATTCTAAGTATGTTTTTAAATTATTTTTTACTGCGTCATTTAACTCAGTTAACTGTTTAGAAGAATTAAATCCTAAAACATACATATTCATTGCTAAAGGATTAGCAATTCTAGTTTCAATTAAATCTTGTTGTGCAATTTGATCATCAGGTACAATATAAGCTTTTGCTATACTACCAAATTTTGCAGGCATTGAATATGATCTAATAATATAATCTTCTCTTGTTACTAATCTATTTTGTGTTGCAAAATTTCCTAATGCGTTATTTTTTATATCTTGTAATGTGTCAAAAGATTTAGCTCCCCGAGCCGGACTCGTATTAATAACACTAATAGAATTTTTTACAAAATTAACAATTCCAATATTATTTGTTGAATTTATATTTTCATTATATTCAATAAAATCTATATTAGTAAGTACATTTGCAGCTACATTATCTTGTATTCCATTACCAACTGTATATGTTACCGTTAATGTTGTATTAGCTGGTGCTTGTCCATATGTTCTAGTATATAAAAAATTTGATGGATCTATATCAATATCAATTTCTTTACGTACTCCAGCTAATCCATTTCCTACATTATCTGGATTGGGTACAATTTCTTCGTCATTATTATCAGAAATTCCAGCACCAAATTGTAATTCCAATTTACGATCTGATCGTAAATTAGTTATAAAACGTTTTGCTGTTTTTCTTAATTTTAATAAACTAGGAGATGATGATCTATATTCAACAAAGTCTGGATCATTTTCTAATAGATTTGGAACAGACTCAAAAATTGTATCTTGTGCTAAATACGGAACTTCAGTCCAAGCATCCCCGTCTGATTCAGTAACTGATATAACATCGATAACATTCGAATCTGGTAATACTATTTTATCATATGCAATCGGTTGTGTAAATGTAAATTTTTTTGTTTTTACATCACCCGATACAGATTTTACTTTTTTCTTTAAAAGATAATATGTAGGCAGTTTAGTAGCAGAATCAGTTTCATATACGGTAACTTCTGTTGTGTCTATCGATGATGAAAAATTAAAATTAATATCATCCAATGTTCTAAAAACAGATGGACCATTATTTTGTTTTACTCGCATACCTGATTTAATAGATAATGCGTAATCATAATCTGGTCGTACATTGTCACCCGTACCGATTGATGGTACCAATTGGTATATATCTAAATCTGTAGAAGCCGGTACCGAATTATTAGGAGTATATCCTAATGTTTTTGCTAAGTCAAAAATATTACCACTTTCAGACGCTTGTTCTAGTAATGATTCTTTTAAATTATTATCAGCATAATATGCTAATACATCTCCTACATATGCAGCCATTTCAATAAAAAGCATACCAGGAGACGACTCATTAAAATCAGTATATGTATCAGGAAAATATTGTTTTGAGAAATCTAATAGATTTTTTCTAATCTGTTGGAAATCTTTACCTAAGTATGATATATCTTTTGTTTTTTTCATTCTTCAATCTCTAATTGCCCGTCTTCACTAGCATTAAATGTTATTGTTCTCGTATCAAAATCATTTATTGATATTGTAAGACTCACTTTAAGATGATGTGGTAAAGACGGATCGTCTTCCGCAGTAACAATATTAATAACGTCAATATTGATATATGGTAACCAATATGATACATCATCAGTAATAATATTTTTAATTTCTTCTTTTAATTCAGATACATTAGGCTGAAATACAATATTTGTTAAATCGCATCCAAATGTAACATGTATTAATCGTTCGCCTTTTCTAGTAAGTAATAAATTTTTAAAATTTTCTACTGCTTGATCTATTGTAATGTAAATTGGATCAAAAGAATTATATCCTACTCCTAACGCAATTGCATTGGTTATATTAACATTAGGTGAAGATACAATTTGAAATGACATTATTTACCTTTCTTTTTATCTATTGCTTTCATTAATGCAGAATAATCTCGATTCATAGCTTTAGAAATAATAGGATCTACTTCCATATTTTTACCAGTTTCAGGATCTTCCATAATTTGCGTAGTAGTGTTACCTCGCATCATTCCAAATCCCTGAGCATCATTTGATGTAAATGACATCTCTGGCATACCTTCTTTCATTAAGTCAGCATATGATCCTTGCTCCCGCAAACTATTAGTATCATTTAATACGTCTGCAAATTTATTGCGGGTATACATGGTTTGTTTTTTCTTTTTTGGTTTAGATACAACTTTAGTACTAACTGGTTGTTTCGTTTCGGTTTGTAATTCTGTAACTGTGGATTGTAGTCCTTCGCGAAGAATTTCTGTTAATTCTTCTTTAATAACCTCACGTACGGCTGTTTTAAGTGCTTTTACAAGTGCTTTAGTTTCCATAGGTATTCTTTTTTATTATAAATATATGTATTAGTAATTTACTGGTGTTCCCCAATTGGTATCTGATATTTTTGGTCCATATATTGTTTTGCTTAGTTTGTCTATATAATAATCACCAATATTTCCAATATCAGAATTAGGTATTCCTTGATTGTTAATAACTTGACTAGGGGCTTCAATTAAATTGTCAATTAAACTTCTTTGTTGTTCTAATAATTGTTCTATTTTTTGTTCTCTATTTTGTAAATCTTCGTTTGACACATTAATCGTACGATAAAATTCTGTTTGTGTCATATCCCCATAACCTGCAGTTTGCTTTGATATATCATTTAGAATAGAATTAGCAGTATCGGTATTAACAATAAATGTTTCGTTATTACAAATACTTCCTAATTTATTTAATATAGGACCTAAAGCTGATGATATATTAGATAACATTGATTGAGCAAATGCAATTAATCCAGTTATAGCTCCTAAAACACCTAATATTGTAGCTACAACATAAGAAGAAACTTCTAATGCTTTAACAATTCCAGTATTAGTCGGTAATACTATTGCTAATGAAATTGCAATTGCAATAGATGAAATTGTTGCAACAATTAATAATATATTTACTACATTTTGTATGTTACCAAAAACTGTTTGTATATCTGATATTGTGTCATTGATACGTTGTATATCTTGTTTTATATCATCAATTCTAGGATCACTACATTTAATATTTTCAGGTAGATCAGTTATTTTGCTTTGTAACTCAGTTAATTGGTTAAGTAATTTACTTTGAAGTTCACCCACTTTACCATTAATATTGCCAAATAAATTTAGTATAGGTTTAACTGCTTGATCAAATGGGGGTGTTAATGCCATGTTATGTATTCTTTTTTATTGAATAATTTGTGCTATTCATTTTAAATATTTTTGATAATAATCCTGTTATTTTACTTTGTGCTACTGGCGTAGCTAACGAACCTTGTACAATATGACCCGTTTGTAATATCTGAGCTATATCCATTAATATATCTCGTAAAACATCACCTTGTGGTATTGGTGTTAAATTAGTATCTCCTCCTATATTAACACGATTTGGTGTATTTAATAATATGTCTTTTTCGGAATCAATAACAGCACGATCTGTTTTGGCTCGCAATACAATTCTATCTGCAATACCTATAAAATTAGAACCAGCAAATGAATTAAATTGTTTTGGAGCAACTGTGCTAAATGTTATATTGTTAATTTTTTGAGTACTTGTTAAATATAAAGACGAATTATCTTTTTCAATATCTTCAACTACAAATTCTTTATCATCTAGATGATTTCGTCCGTTTGAAAATATAGTTATTGGATCTCCATTATTATCACCAACCCATGATGGTGATTTATATACACGTTCGGATGGAACTGTTGATATAGTACTACCAAAACGAATACTATTCCCAAAACGCCCTTCAATTAACATATCTCCTTCATATGGCTGTAATGGAGATATTTTTTTAGTTTCATCAAATGTAAAACCTGCTGGAATATTTTTTGATATAT